TTAACCCTTGTCAATTGCAGCTTTAATTTCTTTAAGCCACATTTCAGGAAATATTTTCTGTGCTTCTTTGGTTGCGAGTCTGTAATAGTCGTAGGTTCGGGGAACCGTTGGTTGTTTTGTTGTATAGCTAAATAGCTTTGTAGTTGTATCTCCTTTAACTCTGTAAATACCACCACCTGCTTTAAACAAACCTCTTTCTTTTCCTGATTTTTCTACTGGAACACTTACTACTCTTCCCATTGAAGTTGTTTTCTTTCTATTTGCACGTTTAGAAAGACTTGTTGGAGAAGAACTACCTTTTCTTGTGTTAGACCTAGCGAGTCCTGCAAGTGTTTGAGCGTAAAACCATGCAGGAGTTTTATTTTTACCAAGACCAATTTGATCTGTATTAGGAACAGCCCAAGTCTTGTCTGAAATATAATTTTGCGCTCTTAATGCTTTAGTAAATCTTGTTGTATAAGCTGCACCACCTGAAACCATAGGAGGAAAAAGATACTTTGCAGGCGCATTGCCTTTTCCTTCTGCTTCGTTAACAGTTAACTCAAGCCTATTATTATCAACAATTCCGTAACGAATACTATTTAATGTGTAAGGTGCTGCTTGCTCGCCAATTCTAAAATTAGCTTTCATTTGTTTGGGTATAACATTCTTCTTCATCTCAAAGCCAAGCTTCCTTAAAGCACGACCTCCAGAATATTTAAGTTGCGATTGTTCAAGAACATTTAAAGTCTTAAAAAGTTTCTTAGCTTCAAACTTAACGTACTGTCCCATTGTTAATAACTCAGAGAGCTTATGTATATGTTAGCGGGTCTTTGGCGTGAGACTGGTGTCCTAAGTGACCTAACCCCCCGTGCCGTTTTCAAACTTTTCCGTTTTGCTATTGCGTTTTTCAACATACAGCCCTTTTTACTCTATACCTCTATAAATAATAAAAAACATATATATTAATGATTAAGGTTAGGACTAGGACACTTCTCTCAAATCTCTTGATATGAGTGGGTGGCAACCTCGTCCAACCTAGACTCTTCTAGTTCATGGGTATGGACACCTATCAATTCTCGAATGTAGACCCATTTGCGACTGTTTTTTGGCCCTCTACGCTTTTTCACAAGTCCCAAGTCTTTCAATATGGTTGCAACTTGCATCTGGTCATAGCGTGATTGTCTTTCTAAAGGTTTTTCAATTACCTCAGTTAATATTTTATTAGTGGTAAATTCTTGAAGTGCATTGACTGGTGCATTAACATAATCTGCAATCTTATTTTTCCAAGGATTATCTATTAAATATTTTTCATTTTTCTCGTTAATTGTAAGTTCAGTTTCTACTGGAAGTTGCCAAGGTGTTTTATTTTTATACTCGCAAACAGCCTGTGACCAAAGTTGATCAACTTCCATAGATAAGCCATCACAATTAATTTGATTTTCAATAGTACAAGATGTTTCTATAACCCAGAATCTTCTCGATCCAGTTTCATCTAAGAGGAAACCATCGTGTCTGTTAGTTGAACCTACGATGATGCCTCTACGAGGAAAATCTTCTGTAACTTTGCCATAAGGAACTCTAAACATATCGGTTGATTGTGAGAGAAAAGCTTTAATTTCTCCAGACTGTTTTTTAGAATTTATATGATCCAACTCGGACATCTCCATTATCCAAGAACGGTGCATGATCATTAATGCGTCTTTTGTAGAAATATCTTTTAAAGCATCAGAGAAAAACTTACCGCCCAATACAGCCCAGAAAGAAGATTTCCTTGCACCTTGCGGCCCCATAAGAACACAAGCATTATCAAATTTGCAACCTGGTTCGTAAACCCTTGCTACTGCTGCGATCATGGTACATTTCAACATCTGATCGTAGATTGTTGGCTCTGGTAATGCAGCGTCTTCAGGTCTTAGGTAAGTGCTTGCAAGTCTGTCGATGGATATAGGAGAAGCATTTTTTTTGCAGTCTTCTAAATATTCTTTAACTGGGTCGTAGTCATTTTCTCTAGCAACTTGTACTACGCAGTCATAAGCCAAGTCTTTTGAAATCTTATGTCCGTGGTCTGCGAGTGCTAGATAAAATCGTTCAGGAGAAGCTGCGCCTTGACATACAGTTTCAGCAAATTCAATTTGTTGAGTAAAAATGTTGTATCTAAAATCTCTTTTTTTTCTAAGTGCAAATAATAAATCATGTGCTTCAAGTCTTTGTAATCTTTCACCACTACGTTCTATATCTGAATCTTCATTGTTAGTTTCTTCGTTCTCATTGTTTACTCTTTGAGGAGGAGTAAAAAAATCAAAATCAGGAGGTAATACTGTTACATTAGACCGAGGAACGTAGCCATTTTTTATAGCCCAATACCAAAAAGTACCTGCTGTAATATCTTTACCGCCTGATTTAGCAATTTGATCTATGCCACCCCAACTTGGTGAATGAGATTGCATAAGATTTGTTGCGTAAACGCTGTCTTTACCAGCATCTTCGCAAGCTTTTATTAATCCCCAGAGTATATTTCTATACATGTGATATGTATTACTACCAGGCGTTCTTTGAGGAATACAATTCAATGCTTTTTCCACGACCTCTATTGGTTCTTTTCTGTAGTCTTTGTACTCTGAACTTTGTTTTATTTGCTCATTTACTTTGGCAGTTGGTAGACAACCTTCAATATCCTTAACGGAATAAAGTTTGTCAGAGTTATGAATAATTGTAGTTAAACCGCCTGCACTTCCATCTTCATTCATGTGATAAGTGCCAGGTAATCTCATCACTCTGGAAGGATTTTTTAAGGCTCTATCTGCGTCTGCATGATCTAATAATCTTTCTTGAATAGGCTTCCAAGTTTTTGGATCAATAGATTTTTTTAGAATCCAATAATTGTGTATGGATTTACCGCCTGTATCTATTTGAAGGCTTGGTTCGGGGAGTCCCAAGTCTTTCCAAGCAAAAATCTGATCTTCTTTCGGCCTATCATCCCATTCGCAGAAAAAAGCTTTGCAATGCGTGATTGAGGAATCGGTGTCACCACCATCATTAACAACGATATAAACGCCACGCCCTTCCTCTTGGCATTGCGTAATCCATTTAAGATCTGCATTAGATTTTTTACCACGATCACGATCTTTAAGAGGATGACCTTTTGGATAGAAGGATCTAAGTCTGACTTGATCTTTTGTTTTGTTTAGAAGTTGGGTGAATATTCTCCATTGGTTACGATCTAGTTTTAATTCGCTCATTGAGATAAGAGATAGGATTAGAAATTATTTGAATAGCGTCTTGAACGCTACGAGCAACACCTGTGATGCCGCCTGCCTTATTTACGCAGGAAAGCCAATTATGCTGCATTGGTGAGAGTTTGCCCTTAGCAGTTTTCACTTCGATACTTGTGAAGACTGCAAGTTTTTGTCCAACCATGTCTGAAGTGACTTCAATAGTTTTAAAGCCGATTAGATCAGAAGAACCTTTAGCTAAACCAAACTGAACTGGTCTTCCTGTTCTTAGGTCTGGAAGTTGTCCTACTTGATTACGAAACATTCGGAGGTCGGGGAGTTGCCCCAAAGCAAGTCTTATCTCCTGTTGGAGTGTTGTTTCTTTGTTGCTCAAAGGGATAAGTTCTTTTCATCAGATTAAAACAGAAGTGTTTGAGTTGCAGCAAGATGGCTGGAGTCATATCTGGAGTTATCGCCTTTTGGATAGGGTTCTATTTCATAAGCTAAGTTTCTAAGCATTTCTTTTTTATCTTTTTTTGTACCAATAAAATAAAAATATCTGTGTTTTCGTGGCCTGTCTTTTAGATATAAATCGTCACCATAAATTGCTTTAAGTTTGTCAATCTTGCCTTTTTCTACTCCTCTGCCAGCGTGATCCATAACAGATGCGCTATGCAAATGTTCCATACCTTTGATTTTGTAGTCGGTGCGTTTAGCAGATAAGCCTGTGTAAATAAAATTTGTAGCTTGATAAATATATCCGTGGTGATTTAGGGAAGTGTCAGCGTAACTAACTACTACAACTGGAGATGGAAGTTGTTTAAGTGTGGCTGAAACAAAGAAACTTAGCGAGTTTTTTGGAAGATTATCGTTGACTACTAATCTATTTAGTTCTAAAAAATTATCTTGATAATGACCGTTAAAGGCATGTTTAATTAAAGTATGAGCAACAGGTCTGCCATAGGAGCAGATGCCAAGAAGTGAGTTGTTTTTATATAAGCCAAAAGCGTAAGAAATAGATGGGATTCTTTTTGCGTAATGCTTATGTAAAAACCATTCCTTACATTCTTGATTCTTAATTTTTTGAACTTTATAATTATTTATCACTTAAAACGCCCCTTATCATCTACATCTAAATCTGAAGCATATAAATGCAACCCATCAAAATAACAGGGTTGGACAGCATCCATAAAACTAACAGTGTCTTTTGTATTAAAAAAAGTTCTAGTTCTTGCTTGTCCTCCTCTGTCATGGTTAATTTCAGTTAATGATATACCTTCAATTCCTCCATCTTTTTTGCACAAGATAGAACAACATTCTTCCAGAATTTTCTTATCAATTCTTTCAAATTCTAAATCAAATTCTAATTCACCAACATAAGGCTTTCTAATAAAGAAAGAAATGCGTTTGTGTTGCTCGAAAACATCTGCATCAGTGTTTGTAGCATATCTAAGAATACTATCAATTTTTTGATCTTTCATTTTTGATCTAGCTTTTAAGCTTAAATCAATTGCAAGAAGTTTGAAGTCAGAATTGTTAGTCATTGTTTTTAAAAATAATAGTTATGAAAGAAGAAGTATCTAAGACCCCCAATTCCATTTTTCGTTTAGAGTGTTGTTTGAAGGTTTTATTGTTTTCATGCCTTTATTTTTTAAGGCAAAATAAGCCCATCCTTTTTTGTAACCACGCCTTTCAGCAATAGCTAAGAAGTCCTGTAAGGTTTTTGCGTTTTTATATTCAGAATTTCTTTGAGTTTTTTCTTCAGCGTTAAGACGAACTTCTTCTCTTTTTAACTCAATTAATTCTGCTTCTTCAAATCTTATTTTGCGTCTTGCTATTTCTTTTTCAAATCCACAACAAGGACAAACACGTTGAGGTCTGTAGGTTGCAAAACATTTTTCACAAACAGTTACGGATGGAGCTTGTTCATTCTTTCTTTTAGATTTTGCTTTGGCATCTAAAGACCAATTTCTTACGTCATCAACAAAACCATGATCTCTTGTACTGTTTACATGATCCAGAACTATGGCAACTTTATCTTTTTGCGGTCTGAGAATACGTCCGACTTGTTGCATGTATAGCCCTTCAGATTTTGTCGGTCTGAGGAGGATTGCACAGCCAATAATCGGTAAGTCAAATCCCTCTGAGACGACATCGACTGACACAAGGACTTGGATTGATCCATTGGATAGGTCATTAATAACCTGATCTCTATCATCATTCTTCATCTCACCTGTAATTATGTCAGCCTTAATTCCCGAATCATTAAACTTTTCAGCGACAGCTTCAGCATGATTTATATCACAACAAAAAGCTACTGATGGGACTCCATTAGCGTATTTTCGCCAATGTTCTATGGTGTCTCCTTTGATTACATATTCTTTCATCCTGTTTGCTACTTCTTCTTTAGCAAAATCACCTGCCCTAGTTCTTAACCCATCAAGGGATACAGGTTTAGGTGCTGCAAAAACTCGGTGAGGAGATAAATAACCTTGCTCAACAAGTTCAGGAATAGTTGGGCCAAGTATTAAATCGTCAAAAAATTCTTTTAGGCCACGACCATCTA